ACCACTTAACTAAGTTGGGATATGGTTATTACAGAAAAGAGGGTAAAGGCTGCTATACATTAACCGTATCTGATGCCAAATGGAGCAGATTGCTGGCTAAGCACAAAAGAGGTAATTCAATTAAAGACTTGCCTGAATGGGCTTTGACGGTAGATATATTGTATCAGCGTGAGTTGCTTGAAGGGTATATAGCGGGTGACGGCTATGAGACACCAAAACAGACTCGTATCAACAGTGTAAATCCTGTAATTCTTAAACAGCTTGGAAAAATTTGTGGCCGGTTGGGTATTGCTTACACTATACGAAACACAAAAAAATCAGGAGCAGAAAAGTTTCCTGAAGGGTATACGTGTAATGTACAAGCTCAGCAAGAGTTACGTTTCAGCACTGCTGATCAAGATGCTGCTAAAGTTGGCGTATTTATAGATAACGGGTTTATTTGGAGGAGATTTTATAAAAAAATTGCTGTAGAAAAAGCTGTGTTTGTTCCTATTACCACTCCTGATCATACGTACACTACAGAGTTTGGCCTGAGCCACAATTGTGGCATGGACGATTTGATGTCAGATAAAAACGCAGAGTCACCAACGATTATCAGAGACATCAAAAACATTGTGTACAAAGCAGCACGTCAAGCAATGCACCCCAAAAAACGTATTGTAGTCTGGACAGGTACACCGTTTAACAAGTCTGATCCTTTTTATGAAGCTGCCAGCAGTAAAGCTTGGAATGTTCGGGTATACCCTATATGTGAAAAATTTCCGTGCAGTAAGAGTGAATTCAAGGGTGCTTGGGAAGATCGTTTTCCATACTCTTTTGTCAAAAACGAATACTATTCACTGTTGGAAAGCGGAGAAATCAGCTCTTTCAACCAGGAGCTTATGTTGAGAATCACAAGTGAAGAAAGTCGTTTGGTACTGGACAGTGACTTGATTTGGTATAACAGAGATCTTGTTGTAAAAAACCGTTCAAAGTTTAATTTCTATATCACAACAGACTTTGCTACATCTGACGGAAAGAAAAGCGACTTCAGTGTGTGTGGTGTCTGGGCTTACACAAACAATGGGGAATGGCTGCTTGTAGATGGGTTTTGTAAGCGTCAGCTTATGGACAAGAACATTGATCAGCTATTTCGTTATGTAGCTATTTATAAGCCTTTGAGCGTAGGCATTGAGATCAACGGACAGCAAAAAGGTTTTATACAATGGCTAAAAAGCGAAATGATAAACCGAAACATATTTTTTAACTTTGCTCGTCAAGGCAGTGTTGAAGGTATTCGTAGAACCGGTAAAAAGATAGCATCGTTTAAATTGTTTGTTCCTCAGATTAAAGCTAAAAAAGTATGGCTTGCGTTAGAAATGAAAACTGATCCCCTGGTTACAGAAATTCTGGAAGAAATGTCTTTTGTAACAGACGAAGGTTTTCAATCTAAAAATGATGATGCTGCAGATATGATGTCTATGCTGACAGAAATGGACCCATACAAACCTGGAGAAGCTGTTGAGGTATCTTATACAGAAGACGAAGATGGCAACTATGGTATGTTCGTGGACGATGAAGAAGAAGACTTATACAATAGCAGCACAATATTTTAGGGGATACCGCCGTGAATGTTAGCGAAGCAATCGAAATACTTAGCAAATCTGAATTGAAGCAGTTAAATCTCAGTGAAGATAAAGAAGCAATTATTGGTTACATTAATATGGGTATTACTGAAATCCATAAGCGTTTCGATCTGTGGGAAGAAACAGCAACAGTAACTATGGTAGCTGGTGTAAATAAGTATACTATCAGCCAAGAAGATACCAACGTTGCACTAGACAGCGTAGATCATGAATTTATTATGATCACTTCAATCTTTGATAAAGAAGATGAGAAGATAGAAATAAATCTTCAAAAAAGCGATTACAAAATAAAAATCCCCAGATACAACGTAATAAAGATTGGAGTGCCTGTAGCGGGTGATACTCTTGAAGTTAACTATAAAGCGGCTCCAAAATTTCTTACTTTTGAAAAACAACCTATTCCGTTACCGCCACAGTATTTTGAAGCATTGTTCCACTATGTAGGCTATAGAGCACACGCATCTGTAGACGGTGACATCAAAGCTGAAAACAACACACACTTCATGCGATTTGATCAAAGCTGTAAAAGAATTGCTATTCAAGGACTTCAAAATGAAGACTCCATGCAAATTTTTAAGCTTGAAGAACGTGGATTTGTTTAATAAAAGATACCAAAATTAGGATGACAGCATGCTTACTGAAAATGAGTTTAATATAATTTATGAATTTTTAAATCGAGTACCTATTAACGGGCACAATGAAAGAAGTGCTATGAATTCTGTTATAATCAAGCTTCAAGAAAACATCGAACCAGATAATCAACGAAAAGAAGACAGTGCTCAGACTCCTGAAGATTGATAAATTGATTGTGGATGAATAAGCATAATATATTTTTGAAACAAGCATAAACACTGAGGCACTACCAATGGCATTTATTATTGACGCAGTTTACGACAACGGTCTTTCATACGCACAGACCAACGGCACTAGGCTGGACATCACAAGCGCAGAAGCTGCTACATACGCACAAGCTACAAGCAACCTAACGCTTGGAAACAAAGTTGTAACCGTAAGTGCACCAAGTAACGGCGAAGTTGATGGAAGGCGTGTACAAGTACCAGAAATTACGGCAGGAACAGTTACTGGGACTGGTGACGCTACTCATTGGGCACTTACTAACGGTACCGATGAGTTAATCGCAACAGGGACTTTAACATCACAGTCAGTAACAAGCGGAAACACCTTTTCGTTGTCTGCTATCAGCATTACGTTGCGTGACGCTACGGCAGTATAAAAATCAAAGTAATTGTTATTTCTTACAATTTGGTAAAAAGCTAAAAGCAGAGTACACTGTGTTTTAGCATAACGTCGCAGCACTTGCCCCTTTATGGGGCTTTTTTATGGAGCCTTTATGGATCGTGAACTATTAAGATCGCAGCTTAAACGACATGAAGGTACCGTGTTGAGACCTTACCTTGATAGTGTTGGCAAATTGACTATTGGTACGGGCCGAAATCTTGACGATGTTGGCATTTTTCCAGACGAAGAAGCTTTAATGTTCAAAAATGACATTGATCGTTTTGAGCGTGATCTTAATGGAGTTTCTGAGTACCTATCCCTTGATCCTATTCGCCAAACTGTAATTGCAAACATGTGTTTTAACCTTGGTTTTTTTGGTTTAATGCAATTCAAGCGCATGTGGAAAAACATCGGCAAACACAATTACAAAGGCGCTTCAAAGGAGATGTTAGATTCGAAGTGGGCAGTACAAGTGGGTTATCGATCCATTGAACTTGCAGAAATTATGAGAACTGGCGATGTTAATGGTGAATGAAAACGAAAGCCAGATTGGCCCACCACCATTACGTCAACACGAGCGTCCACTCACTGACGAAGAACTGCGCGAGCTGCGCGGCATTCTTGAAGCAGACCGCAGAATGAAATGGCTGATGGCTTCAGCAAGAATTGGGGCTATTTGGCTTGCCGCGATTTTCGGCACTGTATCGCTACTTTGGGACAACGTTGTGCGCTTCGTTTTGCATGTGGCGGGTAAATAATATGCGATCCATCCTTTCAGGCCCATATTGCGGGGAAAACCGAAGGAAATTACATAGGCGGTTACCAAAAATCGGAAAAGTAACGCAATGCGCGCTTTTAGTGGCTATTACAACCTCTCTTTGGATAGGCTTTAAACGCATCGAACCAATAATTTTTCCCGTTGTTATAGGCTTTGAGATCACCAGCGCACAAAGTGAAGCTGGAAAAAGACTTCGCATAAGCGGCACATTTGACAAAGTTCGTTCCTGTGAATTTTTGGAGCTCATCGGCTACTCCGGCAGCCAGTTTGTGTCGATCGCCTTTGCTGCGATGCCAAACGCTCAAGTGGCAAGCCGGTTAACGGGGCGGCAGACCTACGGGCCATGGATATTGGTGCCTGAAGTTAGTAATCTTAAACTGTACTCTCGGCATCAATGTGCAACTGGAGAAGTAGTAACAAATATTTTTGATGGTACGATAGTGACACTAAAAACCGATAACACAGGAGAATAAAATGTTATCCATTAAATCCGCATTTGCAGTTTTTGTTCTATTATCCATGGCCGCTTGCTCAACTATTGAAAAGATTGAATCCAGTCCGATTGCTTCTGAACTAATTACAAACCAAATCACTCTTCGGTTTATTGCTGCTGGTGATAACCCGGTAGATCGAGCTTCCAACCTACGTGACACACTAGATGACATCCGATTGCAGGTAAGCGGTCCCGAGCTTTACTCCTTGGCAGACATCGAAGGCGTTGTGCGTGACCGTATCAATTGGGCTGATTACAGTTTGGCAGACCAAGAGCTGCTGAATTACGGCCTAACCACTGCCCGGGTAGCTATACAGGACTTGGTGGGCGAGGGGGTAATTGAGTTAGACCA